GTTCTCTTGTTTCCATAGCCCATTCCATTGTCCCTAAACTGGCAAAAAGAAACAGCCAGCTAAATGCCCATCCGTAGAGAATTATACGACCTAATATAATCTTACTCATCACTGTGCCTGGATTGTTCATATTTACTTCGAGGATCATTTACGGGTTTGTCTTTGTCTGACAAAGTTGTTTCTTTAATGAAATCCCGAAGACTGGGAATCCCGTATCGGCATAGATCACAACAGACTTGGGAAAGGCTGTCCTTTTTTAGTTTATGACCATTTTGTTTTTTTTCTACAGAAATAACATCGGAATTAGCCTCCTGACTATTCGGTTTGTATCTTGGAATACGGGCTACACCAATAACTTTCCCTACATGTACTTTTACAAGAAGATTTTCAATATCCTTATTTGTCCATTCAATGAGTTGGAGCATCTCTTCTTTTAGGATATCTCTTTGTAGGTCTCTAAGTTGCTCAATCGATCTGTCGATGTCTTTCGAATCGGATATCCCTTCGATATGGATATCTATTTCAACAAGTCGGGCACGACCATCTATTTCGGATGGTTTGTACGTTTTGATAATTTGAGTTCGCATATTTTTATTTATTTGTTATAG